TGGTGTCGGAGTGCGACTCTCCGAGGCGAAGTCTTCCTGCAAGAACTGCTCGCAGGGAGCAAGGTTTAGTCCTTGAAAGAGGGCGATTTTAGGGACTCATGATTTTCATGGGTTTTAAAAAGCAGGATAGATAGAATGGCCAACGAAATCATCTACACAGACCTTCGGGCGGAACGATTCGTCGCACAGACAAGCCGCTACATTGATTCCAAGGTTCTGTACTACGGCCCTCAGCATCTCATCACCTTCAACACCTACAAACGCAGGACTTACCCCCCTAACGCTAAGGATAGGTTCATGATAATCACAAAGAATCGTGAGTATCGTCCCGATTTGGTGTCGTTCGAGGAGTACGGCACGGTGTCGTTCTGGTGGAAGATCATGGAGGCGAATGGAATGAAAGACATTCTTGAATTTGAGGCAGGCAAGAACATCCGCCTGCCAGGAAACGTGTTCTTCTAAGGAGTGATATGCCAGGAAGTTGTGATCTACTCGAAGGATGCTCGATCTACTGTTGCGAACCAACTCGCTTCCTCATCGAATCCCACGTTAACTCCCCGTTCGTGGAAATCACAGTCGGCGGATCGGCAGGAACGATTACGGTAGGCAATCAATCTCAGCCACATCGAGGCAACCACGCCGTCGTTAAGTCGCTGAAGTACGGACATTCGGTTGGCGGCGGCGGTGGTGGCCTCGCTCTGGAAGTAGAAGTGACCGACGAGGCTGGCGGAGCTTTCACGAGCTTCATCAGCAGTCTCGTCACCAAACTGGACTTTAAGGAAGTGAAAAAGTGTAATTGGATCATGGCTAAGTGGGGCTGGATCAACTCGAACTGCGACGGTGTAGACGTCGTAGACAGATTCACCGTCCACACGCTCGACTTACAGTCGATTGAGTTCGCCTACACGAACGGCCTCATGAAGTTCAACCTGAAGGGCCTGGACAATTCACAAATCGCCTTCCAAACGGCTACCGACCGCACCTACGGAACTACCGAAAATCCCATGCCACTCAAGAAGGCAATTATTGCCATCTGCGATGAGTACGCTACAAACGTCCGCTTCCTGCGGCCCCGGTCTCTTCAGGATTGGAATTTCGGCCCTCCAGGTGTCAAAGACGGCAAAGGCGACCCAGACTGGCCGCGGGGTTCGTGGAAGTCCCAAGGCGAAAACTATATTCAGGCCATCATGCGGTGGGTTGCTCACTACAAAACTGACAGGCAACTCGGCATCACGCCGGCCTTCAACAGCCGGCTTCCCCCAGGACAGCAGCACGAGTTGATTCTGTGGGAGAGTTTTGCCTCCCAGTGCGGCCAGATCAAGGGTTGCGACAGCTCTATTGGGACGTATATCGTCAACGGCGGTAAAAATTCTCCGGTCTTGAGCTTCCAGCCAAACCTGAATTGGAAATTCGGGGCGTTAAACAAGTCGTCTGGTGCGTCGTCTAACGTCGCCAACCAACAGCTTGCCGAAACCGGCAACCCAAACTGCCAAATGGGGCCGGACGAGCCGGAACAGGGTATGCGGACTTACAACATCGTCTCGGACGATGCTATTAACGTCTACGGAACTCAGACCGCACTCCCATCTATCCAGGAAGCCCAGGCGGAACACGCCCGAGCCAACGCTTCCTACAACAATATCAATGGGGAATTGAAGATTCAGGGCGACCCGCTGCTCGCGGCCCCGATTGATATGGTCGGCAAGACATGCTCCATTGTGGTCATCAACCCGTTCCACATTCAAGCCGGTATCGGCGGTAACGAATGTGGCGACTGGCTGCAAGCGGAAACCTGTAACTCTGTGTTGAGTAACAGGCAGTGGATGATCCGTGGCACTTCACATGAAGTGAAGGAAGGGTCGTACACAACAACTATCAAAGTATTTCTCGAAAGCCCAGGCTCGGAGATCAGTCTGGGAGAACCGCTCGGACAGGACGAAAGTGGGTTCGTCATCCCGCAGGGTGCTTGTCCTGGTGTTCCTACTAATCCAGGCGGTCCAGGCGGTGGTGGTGGAGGAGGCACATAATGCCATCACAGAATGAGAATCAGCAGTTAGCACAGCAGGTGTCGATTCCTGGAACCGGGAAAATCTCCTACGCCCAGATGGGGCAGAATGTGCATCAACTCATAGCCCAGAACGCCGGTCTTATGGGCACTATCCAGTTGCTCAACGACCGCGTGAAGGTTCTTGAGGAGAAGTTCCGCGAGATGGGCTACACAACCAAGCGGATTGTGCAGTCCGAGATCGCTAACTCTTATACCGTGGACGCACAGGCCGAAACGATGTACGGTATGCAACTTGGCCTGTGCATCTCGACCATCGACCCGCTCAAGCAGAACCGGGTCCGGTTCTACCACCCGGCCATTCACCGCCCGCACATCCCGATGAAGGCCCTGCCCTTCGCCTACCCGATCTCTGCGGGTTTTCCGGGGTTTGACGATTGTGGCGTCTGCTGGGTGCCGCCGGCTGGGACCGCCGTGTGCCTCATCTTCCAGAACGGCCACCGCGACTCGCCGTATTACTTCGGCTCCATCTGGAACCGCAACCGTGGCAACCCGCCGACCTGGGCCTACCCCGTCCAGGAGTACCAGGACATCTGGGCCGGCACCCGGTTCGGCTACCTGATCGGCAAGAACAACGAGACTCAGGTCTTCCCGCCGTGGAACACATGGAACTACAACGGCTTCGACACGGACACTCAGACGGAGTTCGAGAAAGACCCGGAGGCCAGTAAGCGGATCACTTACCCGCACATCTACGGGATCAAGACCCCCGAGAAGGCTTTCATCAGGTGGCACGACGGCGACCGGAAGTGCAACCTCCGGTGGAAGCACACGGAGATATGCTCCAGCCGTGGCAACTTCATCATCATGAAAGACGACCACCTGCACCCCTGCGGCCAGTGGGCCAGTCCCAAGTGCGGCTGCGGCGGGGGTGACGCGAGCCTGTGCGGGATCGAGGAACACGAAAAACTGATGGGCGAGCAGCCGACGTGCTGCAAGTGTGGCGACGAGAACTGCCCAGGCGGGCCGACGTGCCCGAAAGACCCTGCCGGCGGTCAGCGGTGTGCCAACAAGTATTTCAAGCGGTACGAGGAGTGCCGCCCGTATCGCGGCTCACCGACCCCGCTGAACCCGAAGGCGTGGCTGCCGCAGACCGGCATCCACATGCAGTCCATCGCCGGCCACCACATGGAGATGGACGACTCCGTTCAGTTCCCGACCGGCAAGCCGACCTGGGACCGGGAGTTCGACTTCGGCTGCACCGACCGATTCGTGGGCAAGATGTGGCTGATGTCGGCCACTGGCCACTCCATCGTCCTCAACGACCACGAGAACTTGGACCAGGGCTGCGACCCAACCAGGAGCGAGCAAAACTACATCCGCATCCAGTCGGCCTCCGGGAACCGGATAGAGCTTAACGACCACACGATCCCATGCTCCTGCCCGCCCGGCATCGCCGGGGCCGAGCGTGGCATCCAGATGAACACGACGAGCCGCCACATCCTGTACATGATCGACAAGGACAACGAACAGTGTGCCCCGAAGCGGCGGTACGGCGGCGTCCCGATCAACAAGGCGAAGAATGCCTACTGCATCCTGAGAAGCGGCTACGGCCTCCACGTCTACCTCAACGACTACCACAGCCAGGAGGTCGCGGACAGGCAGTTCCTCCAACTTCTCGCACCGCAGATCGGCAACACCGAACGCGGGCCTCACCTGGAACACATGCAGGTCAGGAAGTCCGGGCCTGGGCTAATCCTTATCCGTGCCGGCGGCATCCTGTGGGAGTCCAGCTACGACCACAGCGTTGAGACGGTGGGCGAGGGCAAGCACCGGGCACACAAGATCATCGACGTGGTGGGAATCTTCCTCACGAACTGCGACGACGCCTATGTGAACGTCAACAAACTTACTTTCTTCAAGGCAGACGAGTTCATCGTCCTCGGGGCCGGTCTTGACTGCCCGATCCCGGAGCATTCCGACCAGGCGAGCGAGTTGGCCAACGCGACCAACACCGCAACGGAGGGCATCGTCCAGGCCGTCGCCAACGGCCAGCGTGTCCCGATCCGAGACAAGTGCGGACCATGCTTCGCACCGCTGCTGTGCTTGGACCCGCAGCGTGGCGTTATCGTCTTCAGCGACCGGGTGTTCGTCAGCACATCCCCGAAGGCTCCGTGCTGCCCGCTCCAGTTGTTCGTCGGCAGCCCGAGTGGCCGGACTTGCCCGCCGCCCGGCAAGACTTGCTTGGAGAAGTTGGCCGAGTCTGGTGGCCTATAAGGAGGTTTAGCAGTTTTCGCTAAACCGGAGCAAAAAGACGAAAATCCATGAAAATCGCCCTAAAGTTTTCCAAAGAAAGGAACGACAATGCTATGATAAGCGTGGAAGTGAGCGAACTGACCAAAGATTACGCCGTCGTGAACGGCGAGAAGATCGAGTTTGACCAACCGTGAAGACTTTGTGATGTGG